GAACCTGGGCGCACCACTACGATGCTGCTGGCCACCATCCAGCACCCGACAACAGGAGAGTGGGCATGCGTCGGTGACACCGATTTAGCTATCAACGTACACCCAGAGCGCGACCTGCATGCGCTCATCGCTTTGTTCCCTCAGCTGACCCAAGAGGAACGCGACGCCATGACGTACTACATCGGCACGTCGGCGGTAGTGCTGTTCCAATATCTAATGCCGAGCGACTCTGAAGTATTAACGCAAGAGCAAGCAGAAGCAGCAGGTTGGTTCGGTGATTCTCTGTAAATTAGAGCATGGAATTTATTGCAGCTAACTGGGCTGAGCTGGTGCTCGCGCTTATGGCTTTCGCCAAGGTGGTGATTAACCTCACGCCCAGCATTAACGATGATCGCGTATTCGCTTACGTGGATTTGCTGTTTAACGCCATCATTGCGAACAACACTAAGAACCCAGAATAATGGCAATCATTAATGGAACTGGTTACGTGCTAGCCTTGGGCGGCACCGACCTCCCCGAACAGACAGAAGGCAGCATCAGCTTGAGCATGGAGACTCGCGATACGAGCACCAAGGGCTCAGGCGGTTTCCGCACACTTGCTGAAGGCATGCGCTCCGGCAGCGTTAGCGTTAGCGGTCTCGTAGACGATGGCGGCTCCGATGCTGTGAGCACACTCATGACCAGCTTCGCAGCTCGTAGCACCGTAGCTGTAGTCTTTGGTCTCGACGCTGCTACGGCCAGCGACCCAGAGCACAACTTCACTGCTACTGCTTACGTCACCAGCATTGAGGCCAGCGGTAGTGTAGAGGATAACGTAACGTACAGCGCTACGCTTGAGCTCACTGGCTCCATCGCTTTGGACACCACTGCTGAATGAAGCTGACACTTAGCGGCAAGGAGTTCACGCTGCGTTGCGATATGCGCGCCCTGGCTAACGCCAAGCGCGAGGCCGGCATCGACATCAGCAAGCTCGACGACGACATCGTTAGTGTCGGAACGTTTGTCTACTACCTAGCGCAATCAGGCGCCAAGCATGCAGACATTCCGTTTAAGGTTGAGCTCGACGACTTCCTGGGGCTTATCGATATGAGCGACATGCCTGCGCTTACCACTGCCCTCACCGAGATGCTCGGCGGAGGCGGGGAAAAAAAAAGCTGAAGGCAAAGCGCTGACTGTCGAAGACTGTATCAAAGTAGGGCTGGGGCATATGCGTCTCAGCCCTTCTTGCTTTTACGATATGGAGCTCAGCGAGTTCTTGCTTGCAGCTGAAGGTTTCCAGGATCTACAGCAGTACAAACAGCGCGAGCACTGGGAGCGCACCAGGTGGCTGGCAGCCATTGTACTTCAGCCACATGCGAAGAAGGGAACCCGCATAAAGCCGACAGATATAGCTAAATTTCCATGGGAGAAGAAGCAGCAGGCCAAAGGCGATAATAGGCTCATGTTGGAAACATTAAAGAAGTGGGCAAATGCCTAAACTATCAGAACTCAAAGTCACAATAGGCTTTAGCAAAGAGGGCCTGCGCAAGCTGAACAACGACCTGCGCACGACTAAAGCCAAGTTCCGCAAGAACTTCGGCGAGATTGCAGGCAGCATCCAGAACCTGGGGCGCAATATGACTATGGGCCTCACCGCCCCGCTAGGCATCATGGCCGCTCAAAGCGTCAAAGCTTTTGACGAGCAGCAGAAAGCTATAGCACAAGTCGAAGCGGGCCTGGCGTCCACCGCTAACCAGGTCGGCTATACATCTGAGCAGCTGCAGAAGATGGCTGCAGACTTGCAGACTAAGACGCTGTTCGGTGACGAAGAGATACTAAAGGACGCTACAGCTCAGCTGCTCACGTTCACCAACATCAGCGGCGACCAGTTCAGCCGCGTGCAAAGCGTTGCGCTCGACCTCGCTACGCGCCTCGACGGTGATCTAAAGAGCGCGAGCATCCAGCTAGGCAAAGCGCTTAACGACCCCGTCGCTAACCTCACCGCGCTTTCGCGTGCCGGCATCCAGTTCAGCGCTGACCAGAAAGAAGTCATTAAGTCGTTGGCTGAGAGCGGTCAGCTTGCCGAAGCTCAGACGCTCATCCTTGCCGAGCTAGAGAAGCAGTATGGCGGTAGCGCCGAAGCTGCTGCGCAAGCTGGCATGGGGCCTTTCAAGCAGCTGCAGAATTCCATAGGCGATGTTACCGAAGAGTTCGGAAGGCTCATCAACGACATGCTCAAGCCTTTGGTGCCTAAGGTGCAGGCTCTCGTTGCCAGCTTCACCAACCTTAGCGACAGGCAGAAGCAGGTAGCGCTAACCATCGCGGCAGTAGCTGCCAGCGCTGGGCCGCTTATGCTACTCGTCGGCGCGCTCATCAAAGCTCGCGGCGCCATGCTTGCGCTAAATGTTGTCATGGCTGCCAATCCTATCGGCGCGGTCGTTGCCGGCGTTGCGCTGTTGGTCACAGCTATGGCCACGCTCAAGGCAAGCATTAAGACTACGCGCGAAGAAACGGAGGGCTTTATAGTACGCACTAAGGAGCTTGACAAGGAGCAGGCGATACTTGCGCTGAACACTAAGCGCCGCGCCCTGGAGACAGAGCTAGCACAACTGAAGCAAGCGAAAGCTGCAGAAGAAGCAGCTACGCGCGTCGGCGCTTTGGGCGACAAGTTCGATAAGCAGATAGCCAGGGGCAACGTAAGCCGTTACGGTGATCAGATAGAAGACATTAGCGCTAGCATCGTAGACCTAAAGAAGGCTACAGCAGAAGCGCAATTCGGAGCTGGTGCTGTTGTCGGCTTGTCAGCTTTACCCACGCCCACGCCGGAAGAGGTGCAAGCTACCCAGCAACTAGCTGACACTATCGAGATAGATATGCTGCCAGCTATGGAGAAGGTCAACGCCATGCACCGCGAAGGCGCTGACGACATCCTAGCCAATGCCTACAGCACTCATCAGCTCAAGACGGGAATGCTGGAGCTGAGCGAGTCGGCCAACACTGTGCACAACGCTTTCGCTGTAGCTATTAAGGACGGCTTGCCTGGCTTCTTCGAGTCAGCCTTCACAGCTATCCAAGAAGGCACAAAAAGCTTCGGCGACTTTATGATGCAGACGCTTGGCCGCTTACTCAAGAAAGCGCTTGCGCTTGCAGCTACGTTCGCAGTCTTGGCCGCGCTTACTGGTGGCGCTACTGGCGTCGCTGAGCTCACAGGCGGCAAGGCTGGCTTTGGTGCATTCATGAAGGCCGGCTTTGGCATCCCGCAGATGGCTGAAGGCGGGCTGTTTACAGGCGCTTCGCTTGCCATGGTCGGCGAGGGCCCCGGCACCAGCAGCATCAACCCTGAAGTTGTAGCGCCACTCGATAAGCTGCAGCAAATGATGGGCGGCGGCAACGTCACAGTTACTGGCCGACTAGATGGCCGCGACATATTGATAAGCAGCGAGCGCGCAGGCTTTGACCGCAACCGAGTAAGAGGCTTCTAATGGCAGGCGAGAGACTATACAGCGAGTTCACTGATCACTACGGCGACGACTGGCGCGTAAGCATCTACGACACAAATGGCGCTTGGAACCCAGCTAACGCGGAAAGCTTCCGGCTTGGCGGCGAGGGCTTCATCCTCAAATACAGCGGCGCCAACGAGCAGCAGTATCAGCCTATCATACCAAGCTCGCTAGAGTTCACGCTGTACGAGGAGAACGCGGACCACACGCAAACGCTTGACCTGCTCTACAGCTTTCCAGAGGGGCGCTTGATAGTCGAAGTCTACCGCGACCCCGATGGCGACAATGAGCTGTACTGGCGCGGCGTCATCCTGGCCGAGCAGGTGGAGCGCGCCGACGAGGACTTCCCTACCGCTGTGCGCTTGACAGCTTCCGACGACCTGGGCAATCTTAAAGACGTTGACTTCAGCTTAGATCTAGGCGACGTCGGCGGCTCAGGCTTGCAAGTAATTAAACAGCTGGTGCGTTGCTTAGGCGGGCTGCGTACATACTCACGCTGGGCAGACGGTGAGCCGATTATTCGGTACATCAACGACACTGAGCTATACAGCTCTGAAGATGACACCAACCCGCTTGGCGAAATCATAGCGCAAACGCCAGTCAAGGTGCTGGACAATGGCACCAGCGAGGCGTATAGCTGTTACGACATCCTGAGCAGCCTAGCTTCTTGCTTTAACGCTCGCGTGTTCTTAGCTGAGGGCATCTTCTACTTCTGGCCGCTGAACGTACACAAGCGCGTCAGCGATAACGAAGGCATCCAGTCAGTCATAAAGCAGTATGACAAGGACGC